GCGCTCACATCATATTTAGTTTTTCCACTAGGTGCTTGAACTGGGAAGGCAACTACTTTCGTTCTACAGTTGTTAATATTTTGCCCATTTTCGGCTTTAATATCATACCCTAATTCTTCACAAACCTTAATAACTGGGTCATTTGCATTTACTCTAATTCTTCTGATATAGTATGGAGAATGAGAGAAGTGAACACCACTAGAAACAATTGGAAGTTGACTTAAAGTTCCTTCTGGCTTAACAGTTGTTACTAGAAGTGGTTCCTTTTGTCCCATTGCCTTTGCGTAATCATTCGCGGCCTTGCGAGCAGTTAGTCGTAGTTCATGTAGCAGTTTCTTTTGTTCATCAAGAGTGTAATTAAGAGCATTTACAGCATCTTGCCATCCGGTTAACGAGCAACCAATTAGTCTATCTCTCATTTGATTTGCATTCCATTTGGATAATTCCAAATCAATACAAGTCATTCGATATCCGGCTCTTGCAGACAGTATTTGTGCTTCCATAAGTCCTTGTCTATCAAGTTTGCCTCTTTTAACAAATCCCATTACATTAACGGTTGTTAAATTACACATTCCTTTACTATCAAGGAGTATCTCCGCACAGGGGTTACAACCTTTGAAATTGGGTCTTCTCTTCGCGGCCGCAACCTCATTAACAAATGCTGGCTCGCCAGAATAACGCATTTTCTCCATTTGCCAATGCAACTTCTCTCTTGTTGGTTTTGACTTATAGTATATTGAATTATTACTCATTGTTCTATGAATAATACTTTGGTCTACAATCCATTGTCCTTCAACTTGTTTGTAGAGATTGGATTTGGCTTCAATACACTCTTCATCGTCACTATCAAATAGGGCTATTTCTGCGGTGTTGTGTGTTAAAATTCCTTCACATACAAATTCATGTGCGTTTTCAACAGAAATATCGTAAGTATTACATATTTCACCAGTGTATATCACATCATAAATTTCAATGGGGATGAGAGTTTCTTTTTTACCAGTAATTTTTTCATATGTTGCGACAGTCATCTGTTTAGATTTTCTACACCATTTGTTAGCATAATTAATCGCATTTTTAATTATCCATTCTGTGGGATAACCATTGTCGTTTTGAGAGCGGAAAGTTTTGGATTTATCAATTAATTTTGTATTTAAACGTTTCATCAACTCAATAAATTTTTTCTTTGGAAGCTCTCCAACAACATGAATTTCATATAAGGTTTTCCAATTGCCACTTGCCTTTCTTCTCAATATTGGTTTAACAAGAATTCCCAATGAGTGATAAAGAGATTGCACTTGTTTGATAAAGTTAGGATAAATGCTTGAAAGAGCTACTATTGGTTTATTTGTAACAGAACCATCTGCATCATAGAGACCGGCAAGATAATGTTCTCTTATATCAATATTTCCTTCTAAAATAAAACTTGGAATTTGAATTTCTGTATTTGGCTGTTTAATATATTTATAGATATATCTAGCTAAAATAGAATTCGCAATTTCTACAACAACATAATTTCCCTGAACAGATTTTAAATGAGGCTCTCTATTAAAAAAGAGTTTCATTAATGATAAACTTCTACTTAAAATTTGTGGTTGATTAATAGGAATAGATAAAGACACTGTTCCTCTATTATTGTCAACATATCCATTGCCATGTAAATATCCAATAAACCAAGCAAGTTCAGCAGTTAACTTTGGTAAATTAAATTTTTCTCTTTCTTCAAAATCAGTTTTGGTACCTTGAATTACACTATCCACAAAAACTAATTTATCTCCAGATTTTAATTCCTTAGCCATTTTCCATTCATATATTCCAATATTAGTCATTACAGCCATTTTATGTTTTGGGGTGCATTTAAAAATACCATTTTGGTGATGTATTTCTAAAACTTCTTGTTCTCCTTGTTCAACCCAGTCTATAACTTTACTATAATTATTGGAAGTTAAAACTTCTTCACCTATTTTAAGATTTTCAATTTTCTTTAGTCCTGTTTTAGTGTGAACTAAAGAACCTTGAGGCAAACATCTTCTCACACCACCAACAACAACTCCCTCACCAATAATGTTCGCAATATCTAAGCAATCAATTGGTTTTAATTTCGCTTTAGTCTTTGGCAAATGCTTTTTTATAACCTTATCAATTTTATCAAATATATCTTTTAATGCACCATGTCCACTTGCTGTACCGCCGAAAGTTCTTAACTTCTCGCCGGCTGGTCTAACACTATTGTAGTTAAATACAATTGTTTGAATCTTTGCATACTGTGGTTCAAATATAAGTTCTAAGTAATATTTTAGTCCATCAGACCATCCATTCTTACTATCACCAATTGTGATAAAAGCAATATCACCCTTAAACTCTAAACTCGTATAATCACTTCTTCTATTTCTAGGAAGACCATTATATTCCTCATGAATAAGTTCATAGTCGGTTCTTACAGGTGGAATTTGAGTAACATCATCTTTAATAATTCTGACGCCGACTCCAGTTCCAAGCATAAGTAAGTAAAGTAACTCTACAAAACTACTATGGTCATCAATTGTTTGAAAAGCACAATTAAAGTTAGACATTGGATGAGTTTTAGATACTTGTGTACCACCAACCCAAATGGTTCTTCCAGAAATAAACTGCTTTAAGTTATACATATTGTCAAATAACTTTTGTGCTTCTTCTTTTCTAGTTGGTGCTAATGAGCAGTTATACTCAATGGACCTACGCGCAGTCTCCCACCAATATTCTCTACGTCCTTCATCATTTAGGAATCTTGAATAAGTACGATAATAAACGAACTCTCCAAGTGGATTAAATACGGATGGTCTGTGCTTATAGTTAGAAATGAAATCATCATCAAGTAGTTTAAAATCAGACTTAATGGCTTTCTTTCTATTTTGTCTATAAATGATATATTGTTTTGCGGCGTCTTTTCTAGAACTATCCATTAGTAGTTCTTCAACTATATCGTGAATTGTATCTGTCGATATAATCGTGAACTCCTCAAGCTGTTCTTCCACCCCATAGGTTACATCGTCGGCAACCTCTTCATCTATTCCAGCAATTGTTTCAGTCATTGCCTTTAGAATAGCATTGTAAATTCTTGTTCTATCAAATGGAACTATCTGTCCATTTTTCTTTTTTACTTCCATCTGCTCCTCCATTAAAAGAGAGTAGTTGCAATTTCATCGGTAATTCCAAGTTCCAAACATTCGTCGGCGGTAATATACCAATCATTGGATTCTTTCTGCTCATATAATTCTTTAGTAATTTTCGTGCGAGATAAAACAAAATTCTTTGAATTATCAGACAGTTTATCAATAAACTTTATAGTATCTTTTACCTTTGGAATATCTCCAAGTAGGCTAGCTGAACCGCTGTGAATCATTAAAGATGACTTAGGATACATTCTTCTATGATGGCCAGACAGGAAAATTAATCCGCCCATTGAATATGCAATACCAACACAAGTTGTAATAACTGGAGTCTTTGACATTTGAATAGCATCCATTAATAGAAATCCATCAGTGACATTTCCACCACAAGAATTAATATAAATGTTAATTGGTTTTCTTTCATTAATAGGTATAAAATTCGCTTTGTCATCCCTATTAAAGTCTACAATAGACCTAAAAATTTCTCTACAACTATCTTCATCAACGTCTTCTAAAAATAGTTCTCTTTGTACATGATGCTTAGTGACTCTAAAGTCCGCGAAAGTTGTAGGACTATTTTCTAAAATTGATTTAAGTAGAGTTCCGATATCGATTGATTCCATTACGATTCCATCCTTTTGTTACTTAATTTTTTTCTTGCAAATGACACAAATACTTACGTCATCATTGAGTCTTTGTATGGCCGCCTCTTCATTATCCCAAATATGTGGGCATTTCTTTTGAAGAGTTTTAAGAGCCGCTTCATATTCTTCTCTAGCTCTTGTTAATTGTCCATTAACAATATTGGCTCTAGATTGGAAATCCTTTTCAATTTTTTTTCTTTCTATTACAATTTCTTTACTAGACATGGTAAAACCACCCCGCTTCTCTTACCTCATTTTTAGTCTTGTTAGTTACACTATCAAACAACTGTCTATAAGGTGTTTTTATAACAATTTGATAGTATGTATCATATAGTTTTTTACTTCTGTCCATATAATACTCTTTTAAAGTTTGGTCTCCCACTCTCACTCCAGTCCAATACTGAAAATCTTTTTGAAATTTAAAGAGAGGAGATACTTCACATTTATCATCAACAATAAACTCACAGGCTTTTCCTATACTTTTTGCATAGAAATACTTGTTGATAGATAAACATAAGTTTTTTACTACTTCATTATTATTAACAGGGTTAATGTCGTGTCCAAAATGATATTTAATACCATCTCTTGAGGATACCCATTCTGCAATTGAATCAAAGTTTTCTTTAAACCCTTTATAGGAATCAGTAGAAAACAAATGAACATCTATGGATGCAAACCCTGGAATTTGAGATAATTTTTTTACATTTTCAAAAGAGGAAAATTTAAATCCATTTACAACTTGAACTCTTAAAATTCTAGAGGGTGGCATTAATTCTTTTCTTGCAAAAATTAATTTGTTTTCCCAATCTGTTATTTTTTCTATTTCATAATCATAAATAAACAACTTTTCTTTTCTTTTTAACTTCGTGAGGTCTAGTTCATGTGTGCCCGCGCGCAGACGTATAAAGTGTGAGTTTAATAATTTTTCTACTTGTGAAATGGTTATTTCTTTATCTAAAGCCTTTTGTTTTAAGTAAGGAGCATAAATGGAAATATGAGGAGTTTGCGTTTCAAATTGCTCCTCCATTGGAATATATATTCCTCCGGTATATGCTAAACCCAGGTGAGTTGCATTTGGGTCACATAGAGTTTCTGCCGGTTTTCTCACTGTTTGTTTTTCTAATACGTTTCTAAAGACATAGAACTTTTCATAGAGTGGACAATCTGTTACTTTATTAACTAAAATAACAGACTCTCCAAGTTTATGATAATAATTGGCAATCTTCATGGCTTCAAGGTTAAAAAGAAGTTTATTTGGTTTCAAATAAATATCATAATCATAAAATCCTATTGCCATTAGTCATCTCTCATTGGCTTAAAATGTAAATCTCCATTTTCGCCCACGGCCTCTACCAATTGAATTGGGTGTATGTATTTACCACTCTTGTATACCTTTGGTACAAAGTTGGCTTCACGTCTAATCCCTGTAAACATTAACATATTTCCACGAGTAAACCATGAACGTTCAACTATTTTTTTTGTTCCGTCTGTTTGTTTTTCAGATATTTGTTTATCATATTTTGCGAACTGTGGCTTATAGATTTTAACATCTACAACACCGAATGGGGTAGAGAGGGTAACAGTGTGCTTGAGTTTATTTTTATCAATAACTGTGCCGGCGATTCTCCACAATTCGAAAATTGGAGTTTTCGTACCATTCTTGAAAGTGATTATCCTTTCAATAATTGGATTTTCGGGCTGTTCAGAAAAATCTCTAACATCATATTTATCAAAATTGATATTAGCCATTTCATGAGTATGGTAATAGAAGTTTACACTATCCATTTCCCATTTTGATAGACTGCCCTTTGCATACTTATCAAATACTTCTCTATACAATATTCCATTCAGGGAATCTAATATACTGTCATCATTCTTTAGTGCGCTCTTTAATTTTTCTGTTTTTGTTGCATATATCTTATCCCAAGTCTTTTGAGGGATGTAGTTCTTTCCATCCTTGCAGACCAAATAATCAATAGAGAAGTTTTGCTCATAAAAATCAAGTGCAAGTGAATCAATTTCATAATAATCAGCGTACTTATTTTTCTTTAAGTACCTATTATAATTAAACATTCTACGCTCAAAATCATATATTGTTGGAATTAGTCCATACTTATCAAGCATTGGAACGTTAGCCATTGTGAGTTTGTTTTTCTTATCACAAATGCCATCTAAGTATAGTTCCATAATTCCTTCTCTTGGAATACCCATTAAACTATCGAAGGCTCCGGCCTTAATGAGATTAATGGTTGGAATCTTGTTAATCTTTATTTTATTCAAGAAATCATCAAGTGATGAATAAGGACGATTCTTGATAATGTCTTTAGCTAAATCAGTATTAATCTTTGAGATACCCTTGAGTCCAAATAGTACAATATTTCTTTCTACATCTGGAGTAAAGGTGAAGTCTGAACGATTAATTTCTGGAAGACTGATTGCAATTCCAGCATTTAACATCTTTCCAATTGCTGAACTAATTTTACCATAGTTTATATTCTTAACTTTCTTCTTCGGTTTCTCAAGAAGCCCTTCAAGAATATCTTCCATTTCATTATCATCATCATCAGTTGAAGCAGTTTCTTCCGCCTCTTCTTCATCATCAAACGTCTCATCCTCATCTATTCCGGCGCTATCAACAATTAGGCAAGCCGTATTCCAGAAAATAACTGGATACTTGTAAACCAAATTCATTTCTTGAATAGCAATTGTAGAATATGCCATAAGATGAGGAAGTGAGAATGAATATCCCATCTGGCGCGCGGCTTGAACATACCAAATATAATCGAGAACCGATTTTGATACATTGTTCTCTGCACCCTTCTTGTATAGAAAGTCTTTCAACTTATCTACATCACGAGTAAGTTTCTTTGCAATTGTCTTGCGTAAGAAGTTTGCTTCTGGAACTGTAAAGTTTGTTAGGTCAGAGTCCATAACTAGAAGCATCAGACTTTCTTGACTATCGGCGACTCCCTTTAATGGAGCTAGGTGTTTAATTAAGGCATCTTTTTGTTTCTTTGGACCTGTCAGTGAATCAATTTCATCATAGAATAAATCAATATTTTCTTTATATTTTATAAACTCCTGAATTGGACTTTCCTTTCCAGGGTCGGGCATTAGTCTCATTAGAGAATTAGCCTGTCCAAGTTCAAGAAGGGAGGTTGGTTGAATAGAGCGAATTGCGTTACCGCCAACTGGAGTATCAAATTGGAATAGATTTAAAATCTTTCCTTTGGCCGCGGAATTCCACATTTCAAGTGTTTCATAATCAAGTTTATCGGGTGAAAGATAATAGTCATATGTTTTTCTTAAAGAGCCTTGCCAATCGATATAACCATAAAGTCTTAATAGATTAAGAGTTACCGCTACTCTGTCAAGAGCGTCTGTAACCAATAAGTCATATTTGAGTCCGCCGAGATATTCACTGTCGTGAAGTTCATATTGAGAAGTGAGAACTCCATTGGGTGCTCGCATGAAAGCATTATGCAAAGTGAAGTCTTGATTGGTAATAAGAATACCCGCAGCGTGAACTCCACGCCTACTAATAAGTCCTTCAATTTTTTGCGCGACTGCCCAAATGTCGGGATAACTACGCATTTCACTTGCGAAATTCGTAGCTGGGTCCCAGCCCTTTTCCTCATTACCGTTGAAGCAATCTCTCAATCCTCTAACTTGTCCTCTATCAATTGGAACAAGTGATGACAAATAAGTTCCAAGTTCTGGTTCATATCCAAGACCGCGACAGGCTGTTTGTATCGCCGCCTTGCTGGTTTCCGTACCGAAGGTTGCAATTCTTACAACATTACCGCCAATTGTTTCAAAATACTTTGTTATATCTGAAATAATGCGGTCTTTCTTGGTACTTTGGAAGTCGGTATCAATATCTGGAAGTTCAAGCTTTTCTCTATGCAAGAATCTCCAATGAGGAAGGTCTACAGGGCAATCTAGAGGGTCGGCTTGTGTGATTCCTAATAGATAGCAAATCAACATAACGTATGATGAACCTCTTCCAGGCCCTACAATACTTTCTGACTGCTCCCAAGCAATATCTATTATCTTTGACATTGTAGTAAAGTAAGCACTAAGTCGTTCCTCAATTCTTTCGGAAACTTCCCAGATTTCTTCACATTCAATTTCTATACGGTCTAAATGTTTTTTAATCCAGACGCTATCTTTGTCGACACCCATATCAAAAAGTTTTTGTGTAATAACCTTAATGAAGTATTTGTCATCTTCATGTGGAGAGTCAAAGAACTTATTGATAAATGGGTAGTCTATTGTTGAAGGGCGACACCCCTCGCAATAAGCTTGTGGAACTGGAATTCTAGGAACAACTTGCTTATGTTCTAAAGAATATTCTTCACATTTGTTCATTATTTCAAGAGTATTTAGACGGATTTCTTCAATTTTATCTTCAGAGAGATAGAATAACCAATGTGGCATTTCTTCCCATTCCATCATATAAGTTGCAGAGTAAAACGCATCAACTTCTCTTTCACCATCATTAGCATTTAAGAAGGCTTTATGAATGGTTCTATCTTCGCGAGTAAGATAGTGACTATCAGTAGTTAATGTTACTTTAATATTATGTTTATCGGCATATTTAATTGCCAATTTGTTATAGGTGATTTGGTCCTCTTGTTGAGAGGGTTGAATTTCAATATAGAAATCTTCCTTAAAAACAGATTGACACCATTTGATGAAACTGTTTATTTCATCAACTTTGTCTACGTCCTTAATAGCTTGCAATGTAAGAGTTGCAAATTGACCGCCAAGACAAGCTGTAGATGCTATTACATGACCAGGATTACTTCCAATTACTTCTTCTATATCGGAGAAGTAAGTTGGAACCCTCTCAATATATTGTCTATAGCTTCTCTTCCAGGCCATACTGCTTATTTTTCTCAGTTGCTCATGTCCAATTTTGTCTTTGGCCAAGAGAATGAAGTGATAATATTTATCTTCACCCTTCTTATAGTTATGTTTATTTAAACCATTCCTTACGAGATAAACTTCATTTCCAAGAACCAGTTTAAAATCTGTTAGTTGTTTTTGATTTTCTTCTGTCGCGGCCTTTCTCAACTTTTTGAGATGAGCCTGCGCTTTTAAGTGGGACGAAAGACTTTCGTGGTCAGTAATAGCAATGCCGGCAAGTCCCAGTTCTAATGCTTTATTAATCAATTGGTCTTCTTTTATTGTACTATCGAGAAGTCTTATATTTGAATAGTGAGTATGTGAATGTCCACTAAAATATGTCATTGATTACTTCCCTCTAATCGAATATTCTTTTGATAAGTGTGTAAATAAGTCCAATTTTTGCATCTATTAATTAAACTAATCATATTTTCTGACACGTTATATTTTTTAGCAATTTCTATTTGAGTTATTTTAGAACTAGTGAGCAGTGTAATTATTTCTAAAACATCTTCTTCGGTAAGTTTTGCTTTGTTATTTTTCTGGCCAGTATTTACTTTTCCCTTTAAAGAGCGATGAATATGTTTTTCTTTATTCTCTTTAGTGTATATTTCGGGCATTATATGTTTCCAATTGTACCCTTGCCAAATAGAACAGAATCCACTAAAAGTAATTTTGTTGAGAAAATATTTTTTAAATGTTTCAATTTTAGATTCATTATTTTTATAAGCATTTCTAATAAAAATAACTTCTTCTTCTTTTAAAATACTTCTCCCATTAACTTCTCCTGGTGCTCCTCCTCCAACTCCGCCAACGTTTAAATTATAACCCTGCCTAAAGCTATTATAATAGTTAATCCAATAAATTTCTCTTGTGTATATAGTATCTGGGCAACATTCTTCAATTATTTCAAAAGAAAAATTATCCAAGCCATGTTTTTTAATTGCTTTAGAAAGAAGACTATCCTCATTCTTACAATTTTTATGCTCATTCCAACGTCTATCAATATCTTTTGAAGCACCTATGTAGTATTTACCATTAATAGTATTTTGAATTTTATAAATTCCTATCATAACTACCTCCAATTCCATATAATATAATTATACCATAGTTTTTCTTTTTTGTCAAGTTTAAAAATCGTAGTAGGTATCTCGTAGCCTATAGTCAGATATCATCAATTGTGGAGTAGAGTTACCATTCCATTCATTCATATTCGCTTTTCCTAAGACTGTAATTGAGAAACCATCTTTCATACTTTTAATTTTTGATACGAAGTCATTGTCTTTAAACTTAACAAATGATACTCCATTATGGTTAAACTTTACAGTATTTTTTTCTTGCCCAATAAATGATACATCAGAGGGGTCCAATTTAATATCTTCGACAACAATAAGTGGTTCTTCCACCCCTTGTCCCCAAACTGTTTTTAATGAATCAATTTCTTCAATGACCTCATCAATAGAATCTCTACTAGAAAATATCATATCAACTTCGTAAACATTCTCATTAAATTCAACATCCTTTAACTTATCATTTGCATAATTGACAATTTTGTCAACATTATCTTTATGTATCGATAAGCCAAATGCGAACGCATGGCCCTCTACAAAGTTAAACAACTTGCTCTCGGCAAAGAATGATTTAAGATCCTTGAGTTCAGTTGAATTACTGCCACGCGCGCTTCCTTTCCAATATCCATTATTGTCAAGTCTTGCTACAATTGTTGGTTTCTTATACTTCGCTAAAAAATTCATAGCTATTAATCCAGTTAAAGTGCTATCAAAATTTTCGCTATCCTCAACAGTAACAAAAATTAATTGATTTCTAAATAGTTCATTCTTTTGAATTTTAAAATCAAGTTCTTCTATTGCTTTTTCTTTTAACCTATTTTGACGATTACGAGCATTAACGCAATTTCTTGCTGATTGAGTAGCGACATTTTCAAACTCTCCCTTTGCTCCTCTCTTAGTTGAGGGAACTACTCTTTGTCCGTCGATAAAAGACTCTAGTAAAAGTGTTTTTTCGCTGTCGGTTCCAACTCTAACCATTGCATTAACCAAAGGGACAATATAGAAAGAAATTGCAATTGGGTTTAATTTAGATGTGTCTCCAATTGAATAAGCTTGTTGTTCAATCAACCGTTTTAAACCAAAATTATTGATTTTAGATAAACCTTGCTTAACAATATACCTATTCTCATAATCTCTTAAATCCATCATATCTCCAACGATAGAGACTGCCGCCAAGTCAATAAATTGTTGACTATAATTAACACCTAAAATTTTATCCAATTGTTGAATAAATTTATAGGTAACTCCGCCACCAGATAAGTATTTGTTAGGATAGTCACAAAGTTGATTATTAACAATTACAGCATCTTGACTTATTTGGTCTGATGCGTGGTGGTCTAGAATAAGAACATCAATTCCTTGTTCTTTTAGAGCCTTATGCTCTTCTAAATTATTGGTAGCAGAGTCGGGAAATACTGCTAACTGGACATCTTTTGGAATCTTATCAAGTAAAATTCCATGCTGTTTTCCCGTGTGAACCTCCCACACAATCTCGGTATTGGGAGAGATTAATTTGACATAATTATAAAACATAGATGCAGACATGTAACCGTCTAAATCACTGTCGGGTTGTAAATAGATTTTGCTGCCTTTTTCAAGATGACGAATTAAGAGTTGGCAAGCTTCGTTTATATTCGGAAAAAGTTCAGGACTATTTTCACTTGTCTTATCAATATTAATATACTTATTAGGATTTTTAACTCCCTTTTTAAATAATAGGTCCTGAATTATGTCGTGCTTATCCAAATTATATTTTAGTATATACTTCATGTTTACTTCCTTACGAAACGGCGTTCCGATATTAGTTTTTCAAAAATGTCTTTACCCTGGTCAATTGGAGAGTTTTTATATTTCAATAATTTTGCATCATCAAATATAAAACTCATTTTACAATAGGATTCATACTTCTGACACATTTCATATAGTTTATTGAAGTATTTTTCCTCTTCTTCAGGGTTCTTAAATTGTCTATCAAAACACACAACTATCTCTTCAACATTGCAATGCTTTTTCAACAACATAACTTGAAATTTATTAAGATTACTACCACAAGTGGCGACACTAAAATTGTCCTTGCCATAAATGCTTTCTACTTTAAGGCAACTCTTCTCTCCTTCAAAAATATAAGCTATTTTACCTCGACTTATATTTTCCTTGCTAACATTTAATCCGTATAAATTAAATGATAGTGGATGAGAGTACATTTTTTGTTCAACTGTGGCTGGCATATATTTGCCATAAAGTAAATCTTCAGGTTCTATATTTCTAACTCTAATTCCTATTAAATTAGAGTGGACATCAAAATGTGGAATAACTATTCTGTTCTTTGAGGTGTAGAATTTAATGGTATATTTGTCAATAGCTTCCGGAGATATTCCTTCTTCCTCCCACATTTTAATTCTTCTTGTTTGAAAGAAGTTTAAAGTTGTATTTGGAATTACGTTGTATTCAAAAACTGGAGTTCCATTAATTTTTACTAATGGTTGTTGATACCTTAATGTTTTTTCAAAATTATCAACGTCAATATTGAATCTTCTGGAAATATCATCAACGATTTCAAAAAGTGTTCTTTCACTACCCTCTAATCTTTCAACTCTGCGCCATAAATCAAAAATATCAAAACTCTCATTACATTCCGTGTAACATCTAAATAGACCTGTTTCCGGATAGTAATATAGTTTCATACTCTTATCGTGATTTTTAGGATTATGGCAAATGGTAGGAAAAATAATGTGCTTGTCTTTATTTTCATAGGACTCGGCGCCCAAGAACATGACAAGTTCAATTATATTTTCTACACTTAATTCTTTTTTAACATCGTAAAAATTAATAGCCATAATTAATTCCATTCATCATATTGATATTTTAGTACGGGAATAGAGATTTCATTAAATACTTCATCAGTTACAAATAGGTCTTCCATACGGCAAGTTCCCAAATCAACAAGAGACCAAATTCTTACATTCTTGTAACGACCTCTTCTCAACTTATAAATATCTGTAACATGAGTTGGTTTCTTGTATCCTTGAGATTGAATTAAGCCGGCCAGAGCTTCTATTTCCCCTTGCATAACTGGAAGGGTAATATATCCAGCATCGCACTTATCAATGATTGCTGTGGAGCCACGAATCATGTTCTGGTTACGAATTCCAGTTTTGGCTTCTTGCTCCCAACTTCTATTAAGCTGAGTACCACTCTCCAAGAATACATCTAATTCATTAGCTAGGTCTTTTAACTTAGTGGAAAGCATACCAAGGATAACGTCCTCACGAATATTCTGTCCTTCAAACTCTCTCAAGAGAGAGGGCGAGGAAAAGATATAATCATAAAACACATGAGTAATTTTATGATTTCTAACTTGGTTTCTCATGGAAGCACTAATACCCTCAATTGTTGGGTCTGGAATATGCTCCCAATAAAAGTTCTCTTTATATTTTTCGGCAATCTTAATCGCTTCATCAACTCTATCTTCTTCATCATTTTCATAATTATGAAAAAGAATTTTTTCTTCATTAACATCAGCGAGATATGCCCAAATCATTGTTTGTATTTCATCAACACTCATTTCTGTTGTGATGAACAATACTTTTTCTGCAAAGCCGGCGCGAACCCACTCTCTTTGCTTTTTACTATATCTAAGTGGGAATGCCAAACTACAAGCGTCTCCCAACATAAGCCTCGTTTTTCCTGAGCCAGTTGCTCCAGAGCGAAGATAAAATTTTGTCTTTCTAGCTCCTCTTAGAACAGTGTTGAGATAGTCACCCTGGAGGGGAAACCCTACTTCTGGAGTTTTCTTCAATGACGATTGAAGTTCTCTCATTCCATCGGAGATAACGCCTCTACTGCCGGACATCTTACCAACATAATCTGCTTCAAGTCTTGAATAGTCTAATAGAATGGTATCAAAAATATCTTTGATAGACATTCTGTCAAAGTTCTCCAACATTTGTCTTTGTTTTTCTAGTGTGACTGCGTCTTCATCATAAACTTTTTTAATTGAGTATCCACTAATATCTAAATCTCTTAATGCACTGAACTTCTTTACCCTATTGTAGTAATATTGAAAGTTATCAACAGAAACAAAATCTTCAGCATCATTCAAATAGTTAAATCCACTATTATCTTTAAATATTTTATGGGCGGCCGAATTTTGACTAAGATATGCTTCAATGTCAACGGGACTAATACTATTTGCACCATTCAAGTATAGGTTGTAGATTGCTAAAAATATTGATTTAGTAAACTTATCATCAAAATCGTCTTTTGTAAGTTTAATTTTATCAATCTCTGCTAAAAGCTGTGGTTTCTTTATTAGACAGCCTAAAACATACATTATCGCTGAGGTATCGTAAAGTCGCTTAGCTATAGTAATCACTCCTCATCAAACAATGAATCTAATTCATCTTTATTATTTTGTTTTTTAGCTGACTCTTGATTGTTGATGTTGACAGTTATGCCAACTTCTTTTTCCTTTATTGCATGACGCGCAATTCTTTCTGATTGATTTTCAATTCTCTCAAAATAGTTTTGAGCATCAGTGTAGACATATGGTATAATACCAATTCGTTCTTCAGATTTGTCTGTCGAATGTTTTTTAATTTCATAGAAGTATTTTAAGGATTTCAACATTCCATCATAATTATAACCCATTTCATCTCTATACTTTTTGATAAGTATGTTATTCATAGGCCCTGGTGTCTTTAATCCAAAAACTTTACAAATATACTGGTCTAAAGCAATTTTTTCATGCTTTACCTTCGCACAATTTGTATGATACCATTTACTCTTAATGAATTCGGCATCCTCCACACTCCTATTAAATTTTAATCCACATCCTCCGCAAGTAACAATTCCCATATTTGCTCCTTTCTAACGCAAAAATCCCCCACTTTATACCTAATATAATTATAGCACAAAGTGGGGGAAAAGTCAAGTCTCAATCTATAGAATCTAAGAAATTAGATACTTGAGCGGTTCTACTTCTCTCAATTGTTACTAATCTTACGGCAGAGAATAAGTTTGCGAATTTGCTATTTCTAATTTTGTATAGTAACTTTAAACCATTACTATTTTTAAATACTGCTTTATCAGCTTGGTGACTATCACCATCAAAAATTATCTTAGTTCCTTCTCCTACTCTACCAATAAGTAGTTTAATATGTTCTTCTGTTAAGTTCTGAGCTTCATTGACAAGTATGATTGCATTTTCAATATTGCGCCCGCGAGCGAGAGAAATTGGCATTAACTCAATTGTTCCATCCAATATTCTTCTCTCTATCTCGTCATAACCTACAATATCTACTAAAGAACCCATGTAGAGAATTTCTTTCTCCAATAGTCCACCTGGAACGGCGGCAACCTCTCTAGTATTAGCAGTTGCAGAATTATTAGGGACATAAACAACCTTATCTATTGCACCCTTTTCCAATTGTTGGAAAGCGTAATTAATAGTTAAGAAACTTTTCGTATATACCCTATATTACTATAGGGACTAGACTATATCTTCACCACTTTTACCCTCTAGAATCGCATTTGCCAAACGATTCTTACGAGCTATTGAAATATTATTATTTTTATATAATATTTCTACAATTTTCTTACTTTCTGATGTAGATTGCCATCTAACATGAAATGCTGTTCCATAATTAGCAATTTTTGTTGAATTACTTTTTCCAATCCAATCATTGATTATTCTTTGAAGTTGATTGCAAATTGATTGATGATAGCTAGAAAAATCAATAATCCACTTATTGCTCCAAAATATTGAACCATCTCCATCTATTAACCCACGAACAAAGTGAGGTAGTAAATTGCTATTAATGGCAGGAAGACTAGAGGTAAAATAAGTTTTATTAGGAATAATCCCATATTTTCCTAAATCAGAAGCAATTTTTTGGCTTCTAAAAGAAAGAATGGCTCCCTCTTTATTTTCTCTTTTATCATAAATTAAAGAACAATTTAAATTTAATTCTTTTTTAATTTTTAATAAAATATCTACATCACTTAATTTTAATTGAATTCGTATATTTGGACTTCTTTTCTTGTCCAAAGAAACACTGCCATCAGTAAATATTAATCCAAGAATATAAGCTTTCTCTTCTGTGTCTATTAAAGAGAAATAGTCCTCGTTTAAAAATTTATTCACTACTCTTCTTCTTATTTGAGGAACGCCATTGCAATTTAACACATTTTTAATAGCCTCATCCCCACAATGAAATTTTTGGCTAATAAAATTAATTGTCATTTTATCATTTTGATAAAGAGCAATAATTTCTTTTTGCTCTGTCTCATTGAATTGTTTCATTTTTCTCCTAATTTGGCAAATTAGTTTTGTGGTGTGGGGTGTTTCGCTTGCGCTACGTCATTTGACTAGTCGTTGAACCTTCTCTACTATTGTAGAGCTTGGCTGCTGATTGTCCCATAGGGAGTTTCCAGCAATTAACCCCATTATTCAATGTAGTTCACACTACAAGGGAGCATTAAAGTTTACCCGTTCCATATCCACCAGTGACACAGAGAATACTTATCTCTTTATCGAAAAGGGAGTTGATTAAGCATCTTTGTTCAACATTTCTAGATGTAATCTTTTTATTAAAAGCGTTAGTGATGTAGTAATCCTTTATGGGATTTAACTTCTCTCCCTTTTTAATAAATTGTCCAACTGATTCATAATCAATTGTTTCATCTGGATGAACAATAGGTTTATTGACATTTTTAAATACAACATATTGATTTTCACAAACATCAGTAATCAAATGTTTCATGGTTGAATAACAAAGAACCTCATCGGCATTGTTGACTTCAACTATTTCAATTCCTGTATATTGTGTTTTATCACCATTTGTATACGCAATTGATTCAACCTTATTAAATTTGCATTTCAATTGTAAAGTTAAATCATTAGTAATTAAAGTGAAATCGTTTTTTTGAGCGCATTTTAGGAGAATGTCATCGACCGTTTTTTGTCTAAAGTCGCCTCTTTCTATTATGATGTTGTTCAAGTTCGCTGCGATTAACTTGGCTCCTTTTCTAGCCCGATAGGAAAGTTCTGCATTCTCGCTTTCTTTCAATCTATCTAGTTCTTCAACAGTTTTTAAATGAACATGAATGTTTTTTAAGTTTTGAAACACTGATGGGAAATGAATAATAACATTCGTGTCAATTAAATTACGTTTATCTACCAATTAACATCTCTCCTTAATAAAAATGGGGAGACAGTTGTATATCTCCCCATTCTATTTATTTATTTATTAAGCAAGTCCTTAAGGTCTGCAACCACTAACTCAACAATATCCTTCTGTTGTTCAGTTGCTTCAGACAACTTCATTCTCTTACGGAAGTGCTTTTCAATAATTGCATGGGCCTCATCAACTAATTCTCTATCGGCTGCGGCAAACCACAACGCTCTGGCTTCTTCCATTACATCATCAAAAGAAGAATCCATAGTGGCAGTATCAACATAATTTGTATGTTTTGCTTCGGAAAGCACTGCTCCATGTTTACCCTCTTCTTCAATCGCATCGGTTAATGCTTGAACAAGTTCATCGTATCCGAAAGGAATTCTATTTGCCATATATTTGAATCTACTTCCAGCAACTACGCCGGGAGTTGAACGAGTGTAAAGTGTTCTAGTGGCATTATTTTCTTCATCATAACTTACATTGATGTAACCAATGATGTCCACAATTCTATTAACAACCTCATAAGCCCTCCTTGGAATAGAGGGTCTAACAATAGTTTCTTCGGAACCGACCTTAATTGGCTTTTCCTCAGAGTGACTAATGAAAATTAAACCATATCCAAGAAGAGTAATTTCACGCATAGATTCTTCAAATTCCTTTGTACACATGGCGAAACCTTTCTTTCCTACCTTTACTTACTATTAATAAAGGAATAGACTATCTCTTCACCCATTGGGGTGGATGGCACTTCGGATTTGGACTTTCACCTTGCTTTAATCCTACTCCCTTTTGGGATAGTCGTTACACCTTTCTCATAAGAGACTTGGCACGGTATTATCATTTCAGACGTTTACCGTTAGCAGATTTCTCTACACCTTACACTTGTAAGTTCACCATCTTTATTACCAAATAATTTCTTAGTTGGAGGGCAAATTTAAATACTGGCATATTGTTAGATAATTATTATACTTTCTAATCAAATGATTTTTTGAATTACTATATAAAAAATGAAATAACACATAATTATTAGGCTCTATTGTGATATAACCATCTGCATATAAAAATCCTAATAAATAAGCTTTATTATGAGTATCAATTGATTTAAAGTAGTTTTTATCTTCAGTATGTAACAATTATTCACCCCATGCGATTTCAGAAAGGTC